TCATTAATATTTTGCATTTCTTCAATAGATGGAACCTTATTTTTATTATTTGAAGGGTTATCCATGTGTTCTGCATTACTATTTTTAAAAAATCCTTCTCTTTTTGGCTTTCTTATTGTAGATACTCTTTTTTTATTTTCATTATTTTTCCATTCTGATGCCGTTGCTAATAATGACATTGTATATTTAATTAAAAAATCTTTAGATTTTATTTTTTTATAATTTAATTTATATTAAATAAAATAAATACTTAATATAACATGAAAAACAATTATTCTTTCTTTCTTACACTTCTTATATTATATCTTGTTCTTGCACAATATGAATTAATAAAAGAAAATTTAGATACCATTTTAGGCAAAATCATTATTATATGTGTGTTACTATTTTACACTTCAATTGATAAATATCTTGGACTTTTCTTTTGTTTAATTATTATTTTACTATTGCAAGACCAATTTATTGAAAATATGCTAAACATAGATGACACTAAATATATTCCTGAAAAAAACTCGTTCTCAACATTCTCCCCTTACGAAAAAGAAGAGATTCTAAAGTATTATAAAACATGCCCTATTACCAACACACAAATCACACAATTATACACTCAAACTACAATTTTAAACCCCGAAAACACATACAATGAAAGTTTTAAAAAAAATAACTGCGACCAATTGAAATTAAAATATAAAAATATGGATGTTCCTGATGATATGGCTAAACATATTTTCCCTGAGCTTCAATTTCACAATGAAACATGTAATGTTTGTAATAATACCTGCAAGTTCTCTATTATTCCTTCTAAATTAGAAACTGAACATAAACTTCGTCCTGAAGATACAACATTTCTATAATTATTTCTTACTATTATATAAATGGTTAAATTGGTAAAATATTTTCAAAACATATTTAGTTCTTTAGATAACACTGTTCAAACTTTGAATAAAAGTAAAGTTTTTGCTGGTCTTATGATCATTACATTAAACATTGCTTCTAGATTTGTAACAATAAAAATGAGTAAGACTATGCAATCTTATTTAAAATTTACATTTAGTCGTTATATTCTTATTTTTGCTATTAGCTGGATGGGCACAAGAGATATTTATATTGCTCTTACTATCACCCTTCTTTTTATTATTCTTTTTGAATATCTATTAGATGAAGAAAGCAACTTTTATATCTTCTCTGAAGAATTTAAAGATTATCAAAAATCAAAAGCTGAAGATGAAGAGGATGAAAAAGAAGTCAGTGATGAAGATTTAAAGAAAGCTGAGAAAACACTTGAAAGAGCAAAAAAACAAAAAAGTTTAAAAATGGATTTTCAAGGGTTTAATCTCTAATTAATTTTATTCCCATAATATAAGTAAAATATATTATGGCATTAGAACTTAAGATTACCATCGATGAATTATTAATTAGAATGAAAACAAATATACCAGATAAATCATTAGTTAATGTTGATTTTAATAGAAGTATGTTACATATTCCTTCTGATATGAGAAAACCAGAAGGTGTATTAAATACTTATCCTTATTTTACAAGCGACATTAAATATCCTTCTCAATTAGAAAATTTAGACTATATAGACAGAATTGAATTTTTCTTCAATAAACAGGAATTTACAAAAAGATTAAAACCTTATGCAAAGGAAAAAACATTAGACGAAGAATTAACTAAAAGTAACTCTGAAAAAAATGTTTTAACCACATTGAAACTATTGTTTCCAACTACCTTTCCTGTTGTTGATAATTTACATGAATCTTATGATTTAATTATTAAAAGAGATTCTACACTTCCATTGTGGGCTTATATTAAAAATCCTTTTTATAGAAGATTTTATTATTCTCATTTGAATTTAAACGGATCTATTTTCACATTCAAAAAAATCACTTGGTTAAATGATATTTTAAACAATCCTGTTTACCAGCAAATATTTATTGAATATAATAGGATTGTTCCTCCTATTAATAAATACATTGATGAACTTTCTCAAGATAATAATACTGCATATGAAAATATACAACAATCTATAATACTTCTTATTGACGATGAAGGTTTATTTAAAAAAATGTTAGATGCTTCTGGTGCGACTAACTATACAGATTCAATTAAAAATTTAAGGACTAGTTTAACAGATTTTCAAGAAACCACTTTTTCTGAATTTACAGAACAAACTGACGCAATTCAAGCTTTTATAGAAACAAACTTAGCTCCTGGATGGCAAATTTCTAACGGTAAACCCGCTAAGGAAATATCTTCTGAATTAAAAGAAAGTATAGATAATGAAATTGAATCCATAAAAACTAACATGAAAAAGTTTCAAGAAAATTATGAAGAGGAAACCAATATTAAAAGATGCTTTAAAGAACGGTTTGTTGAAATATCCAAAGACCCTGATTTTAGTCTTCCAAGCGAATTTGAAAACGATTTGAAAAATTTTTTAATTACTACTCTTAGTCAATACAGAAGACCTATTCGTATCTCATCTAACCATAAATTACAAACTTATTTAGAACAAAAAACTAATCTGGACACTATAAAATTCTTTCATTTTTTAGAACAAGCTTATCAAGCGTTTATGAACAATACCGATTTTAATGAAGAACAAAAAGAACTTGTAAATATTGGTATTTCTACCCTTACACCTGGAACGGTTGGACAAAGAAAAAAAGAAATTCATATTAACTGCGAATTTATTGGAGGTGAAGTAAATAAAGATAATATTAGAGATATTTATTGTCCTTTTGTAAGTGATACACTAGGAAATAAACTCAAGGATTATATTGAACAAAATAATATTAATACTACTTTCTGGCAACTTAAAACCAGTGAGCCTATTTTCAATATTGAAACAAACGAATCTACTAATGCTACTAGTGATACTTCTGACCCAAAAAATGATAATAATATATCTTCAACAAATAAAAATAGAGACCTTTTACAAAACTCATCAAATAAAACAGAGAGTATAGTAAAAAAAGTGGATGAAGGTGCTAAAAATAATTTTCAATCTAAAATAATGTTTAATAAAGGATATTCAAAAGAAATTAACGAAAAAATAAAAAATGTGAATGCATATAAGCCTGATTTACTTTTAAAAAGTGATAATATGTATGACTTCATTAGTTCCAAAGATAAAAGTATAACTAATTTCATAACTGAATGGAACAAGGAACAATATAAAAATGTGGATCTTCTTGTTTCCATGCAATCTAAAATTAAAGAATATGAAGCAAATATTGATGGTGCAAAAACAAAATTTAAAAATAAAGATTTTACTACTGAACAGGAGCGATTAGAAAACAATTATAAAATTGCTTCATATAATTTACTCATTGAGGTATTAAAAGTATTGATTATTGATGAAGATAAAAAACAAAGATTAAATAAAGGTGGAAAAAGTAAAACAATGAGAAAAAAATCTAAATCAACAAAAAGAAATACATTAAAAAAATAATTATAATATAAAATTAGTTATAATTATTTAAAATATTTATTTGAATACTGCTTTTCCATTTACAAATTTACCTACTTCATCTCCTACATCTTCATCTTCTGTAATTTCATATATTATTCCGTTTTTTTGATTAGTTGCGTAATAGCTTCTTCCTTTAATCTTTACTTCTTCTACCTCCTCTTCCTCCTCTTCTACTTCCTCCTCTTCTTCCTCCTCTTCTTCCTCCTCTTCTTCCTCCTCTTCTTCTTCCTCCTCTTCTTCCTCCTCCTCTTCTTCCTCCTCCTCTTCTTCCTCCTCCTCCTCTTCTTCCTCTTCTTCTACTTCCTCCTCTTCTTCCTCTTCTTCTACTTCCTCCTCTTCTTCCTCTTCTTCTACTTCCTCCTCTTCTTCCTCCTCTTCTTTTTGTTTAACCCAAAATTCCATATCTTCTTTAGAATATGTCTTTTCCATTTTCTTTTTAATATCTTCTTGAGTGCTAGACTGGCGTAACATCGTTTCTCCATCATCCGTGTAAATTATTTTTTTTTCCTCTTCTTCTTTAATTTCATAAACAATATTTTCATTTTTTGAATTTGATTCTTCAATAATTTCAACTTCATCATCAAGGTCAGAGATAGACATCTTAGAATCATCTGGTTCGATTTTAATCTTTACAGCATCAATACTAGTTGCATCATTATCATTACAATGACTCATCATCTTAGTTAATTTGAAAATAATCTTTTGAAGACGAGAATTATCTTTTTCTAACTTTTTAACCTTCTTATGTAGCTTTTTATTATCCTTTTTCATTCTCTTATATACAGGTAGATCACCAAGCATCATTTGCGTTTTAAACATATCTGATTCCGAAAACATCTTACTTAATTATATAAGTATCTTTTAAATAATTATATAATATCAATTTTTTAGATTTAAAGTAAGTTATTATGGACATAATCTTGAAAATAAAAAGATTGTTCCAATTTTTTACATACATTATAAGATATAAACGATAAAATTAAAAAAATAATCTTTCTTGTATAAATGAAAAAAATACCAGACCATATAGAAAAAACATATTTTGTAGTATTAATATTTTTTAATGCATTTTTACAACTTTTGCAATACTTAGTATGTTGTTCATATCTATCTAATATTTCTTTTCTTGACAAAGCGTTATTTCTTTGAACTTTATTATAATACGGTATTTCTGGTAAAACCCATTTTATCCATTTTTTATACATTTTTATAGATGCATCACTCGTTGTAGGCATTTTATATTGTTTATTGTAATGATATGAATCATTTTTACTTAGAATGTATTTTTCTTGTTTATTCAATATAAGAGTATCACTGTCTAAGAAACGGTTAGTAAATGCATGACGAACCCATGTTGGGATCATATTAAATATTTTATAAAATTTATTTTTCTTATTGAATTCATATGCAATAAATAATCTTGTTTTATCTTGCTGCACTGGGACCATAAACAAATGTATTCCTTCTAGGAAAGATAATCGTGGATGAATTGTTTTTAAGTAGTAATAGCAAGGCATTTCAAAGGTCATCATTCCAATTCTTACTATTTTTGTTTCATTCTTTTCAGTAAATAATATTGAAAGTTTGTTTTTATCATATTTTTTACTTAATTTTTCAACTGTAATGGGACAAGCTTTATCTCTATGTGATTGTAAATTGTGATGTGCAAACGGTATATGAGCAGGATCAAAAAAGTTTTCCAATAAAATATATTTACTATATGGTAAATCTCTCATAAATATAGAAGAATCTTGTATATCATATTTATCAGCAGGAGTATAGTAAATTTGTTCATTACCAAGAAAAACCCACAGTAAATCCCCATGAATGCATGTGTGATAATTTTTCACATTACATTTACTTTTTAAAATATATTTATCACCAACTTGTGGAATAACAGTGCAATTTCCATCTTCATTAAATTCCCAACCATGATAAGCACATCTTAAATTATTACTTTCTTTATCAATATAACCTTCTGATAACGGAGCACACCGATGAGGACAAATATCATCCTGAAAAACCAGTTTATCTTCCTTTTTCCATATAACAAAATCTTTACTAAGTATTCTTAATTGTATTGGATTAGTGAAATCTGTATTGGATACTGAAATTACTGGAAACCAATTATTTATATAACTGCATGTAAGTGTTAATTGTAAAAAAAATAATATTATCATTGATATAATATTATTGATATCTTTAAATTAATTATAATTATTTCTTTGAAAAACTTCTAACAAACATAATAAACATATACCAAATATACGCACAGTTTATTTTTTTTAGATCAAAAAAAAAAATTCTTGACCTTGATTTTTTTTTACTACTGTATTATTTGATACACATTTATTGCATTCATAGACATCGCAACCTTTTGATTCTTTTTTTCCTAACCATATTGTATTAATTGGGTCATTTGAAACCGTTGTAACATATTCAAACCCCTGATTTTTTAATAATATACTCATATTTGTATTATAATATTCATAAATATGAGGTTCTGTTACTTCAAATGCCCATTTACGAAACGTGCTCACAATTAAATTATTTTTTACTTTTTTGGGGTCCAAATCAACTACAGCAAGAACACCACCATCATTTAATAAATCATACATTGACTTTAAAATATTATTTGTCGGATCTTTTGGGACTTCATGCAAAATAAAATTGCATACAATTAAATCATATTTATAATTTGTTAATGGTGTTTCTGCGTTTTGATGATAATAAAAAATACGCATATTTTCTTCCTTTGCACGATATGTTGCTAATGCAACAAAATAAGGACTTAAATCTAATCCTTCTACAATTCTTCTTTCTTCAAATGACTTATATAAATACTCTGTTGAGATCCCAACCGAAGACCCAACATCTAAAATATACTCTGGTTTATTTCCATTTACATTTCTAATATATTCTTTAATATTATCAGAAATATTATACCTTAACCATTGCTCAGTTAATTGCGGATTATTATTTTTCCAATAATTCACAGCCATGCTTAGTGTTGCTGCTTCTCCTTCAACAGCTGCTAACCAATTTAAATTACCATCATCATACCCGTGAAATGGTCTTGTATAATAAGAAGGATATGTAATAGAACTATTCTTTTTTATATTATAAATGTCCTCTAATTTATCCAAATCTTTCTGATATCTATTTGTTATTGCATTCCAATCAATTCCTGTTCTCTCTGCTCTTTGAATAAACCAATTACGAGCACTCTGTTTTAAATTATCACTTAATACATCCCAAAATTTTGGACTATTTCCATATAACTTTTTAGTTATTAATTTTTTATGAATATGAAAACTATTTGCTCCAATAAAAAATAATATAAATAAAATTAACATCATAATTAATGAGTGCCATTTTTTTTAAATTGTTTTTAAAATGTAATTTTATTCCAGGAAGATGGAAACATATCTGAAACATCTTTTTCCATTTTTGGACCAAACCAAACTGCAGGATAGCATACTTTTTTATTTTTATTTGTATTAAAATATGCACCCCACCAACTAAATGAACTATTTGCTATAATATTATGATTACATAAACTCATTAACAACATCTGTTCCCAATCACATATATTATCTGGAACCTTTTCAAAAATTAAATTTTTTCCTATATCTAACTTTTTAATCGTATTTATAATTATATTTACAGTATTATTATCTTCTTCTTCACAAAAATATAATATTTTAACTCTAGCCTCCTGTTTATAATCACCTATTGCAGTTTTGAGAGCATTCGTATAATATTGTATAGGCATTAAAGGATGACAGTCTTGAATTTTTTTGTAATCTCCAAAACGGAAATGCATACTTACTACATCTAATTCATGATGAAAATATTTATTCCGAATATCTGCTTTTTGTTCCTCTAATTTCATTAACTCAAAAATCTTTTCTTGATTTTTTTCAAAATATTTATAACTTTGAAAATATCCAAAAAATAACATTTTTTCTACTTGTAAAATCCTCATTGAAGGAAACTGTAAATACATAAATCCCTTTTCTTTTAAAACAGGATAAGAAAACAATTCTTTTGTTTGTATGTTTCCTTCACTATTTGTAAATTTTTTTAAACCTGATAAAAATGTCTCCCAATATGTGCTTCTTACATGCCCTGTTGTGAGTTCCTTTGAATATGGCATAATCAGTTCATACTCATATTCTAAACAATATGACAAAACTGCAAAAATTTGAAATAATTGATTTCCTAATCCACCCATTAAATGAATGGTAACAATATTTGACATTTTTTTATATAAATAAAAAAATATCTATATATCAGTTTTGTTTATTATTAAAAACCAAAATTTTCTTTCATTATTTCATTTTTACTTGGTCCCTTTTTCTTCTCACTCTGTCTTTTTACTCTATAAACTCCTACTTTTCCGTCTTGATTTTGATTACTTATACTAGATATACCATCATTATCTTCATGTAACTCAGGTAAAATTCGTGTCATTGGTTTTTCAATAATCATTAACATATGTTCTGTATTCAATAATTTTCTATATTCCTGTATTGATAAATTACCATAAAATTTATCTAGTAAATAATAAGGGTCTGGTGCTGGGCGGATATTTTTTTCATAATCATACACCTTACTATATATTTTATTTAACAAATGATATCTTTCAAATTTTGTAGAGTCATCTATATTTTCTTTCATTAAATATGCTACTGCACATTCAGGACGACAAAATGAACCATAACCAAACATTTCGTCATCTATTTCATATTTAGGAATATAGCATGTTGGATTATCATATTCAAATGTACACCAAAAACAAGCTGGCTTGTATTGACTTTCTAAATTTTTATAGTATTGAATTTTTAACTTTTTTAATTTTTGATTAACATCTTTTAATGATACATCACTGTCATCAAGAGAACATCCTTTTTTACTACACATCTCACATACTGTCTTCGTCTCATTATCTATTTTTTTATAAGCTAAGTTTGCATTACTAAGTTCATTATTCAAATTAAAATAATTATTCTTATCTTCCGTATAAGTTTCAATATTTGGTGGAACTTCAGGATTATACATTAGAGGGTCATTAATCATATTATTATCGGTTACTTGCTCATTAATATCTTTTAAACTGCATTTCAAATGTAAAATTACATTAGGCTTTACTTGTGTCTCATTTATTACATCTTCTTTCTTCAAAATCAATTTACCACCTTTTGGTTTTCTTCCTCTTTTTTTTGGAGCAGCTGGTTCAATAGATTCTGTTGATTCCTTCAATTCATTTTTTTCTTCTTGAATCTCTGATTTCTTTTTACGGCCTCTTTTCTTTTTTACAATAGGTTCAGTATTCTCCATTAAAAAACACTTTAACATTAAACCCAAAATTTCTTTAAGTTACTTTTAAAAATTCAATACCCCAATACAAATATTAATCATTTTTTTTATTATAACACCTTCTACAAAGCGGCTCATAATTGTTGTTTCCTATAACCACTTGTGATAGTTCATTAGAAATTCTATGTGAAAAGATTGCTTTGTTTTCACAAAAATTGTTTGAACAATTTGCTGTCTTCTTTTTTACTTTATCACATAAAGGTATTAAATCTAATATTTGTCCGAATTTCTTTGCTTGGAAGTCACCATCTAAACCATATAAATAAATAAACTTATTATTCTTTAATTTTGTTGAAACAAATTCATACAAATCATCAAAGAATTGTGCTTCGTTTATTAAAATATATTTTTCTTTTACTTCTTTTAAGTCTTGTAACTTTTTCAATTGAATACAATCAATCATCTTTTGGTCATGTGTTGATAATTGCGTCTTACTATATCTTGTGTCATCCGCATAATTAATTACACATACTTCATGTCCTTTTTTTATTAATTCATCATATTTTTCTATTAATGCTGTTGTTTTACCCGAAAACATGGGACCAAGTATAATTTCTAGATAAGCTTCCATAATTATTTATACACTTCTTATTTTTTAGATTTTAAATCAATTTTTCGATTTAAAGATTTAAAAAAATTATTATTTACATTATAATGGGAAATACTCTATCAACTCCCGAACTAAAATCATGTGGTCTTTGCACAACCCCCATTCCTTCAGGTTCTTATGTATATTACGATATCGTTTGTTCAAAATGTAACCTTCGTTGTAAATCATACTATCATAGTGATTGTCTCCACTCTTATACAGAAACGCACATTAAGGGCGCTTTTGTTTGTCCTACCTGTAATAATATGTCAAATAATGGTTCTAATGAAATATCACAAACATTGATATAAATTACTATTTATTTGCTTTAGTGATAATCTTTTATTATATAAAAAATTATATACTTATATTTTAAGTGATGAGTAACCCTAATTCAAAAGAAGAAGAATTTTTTATACCTATAAAAAAACACCCTCTAACTCCTGAACGATTGTTCAAACATAGAGATAGTGAAACAGAACCTATAATTATTCCTACAAAAAATAAAAATAGGTCGTTGTCAGCCCCAACAATACCTGAAAATGTTCGTGGGATAATAGCAACAAAAAAAAAATACGAGTCAGAGAAAGACCTTCAACGAGCTGCTACTATAGAAGAAAGACAAAATACTATAAAAGCATTATCATCTGATGCATTGAATAAATATGCATTTCCTACTTTAGACACAAATCAACCGACTGAATCAAAAATGGGACAACCAACTAATTTAGAAAAACAAAAAAAAAGACAAGCTAGATTATTAAGATCTGATAACCGTAGAATATCAGCATTAACCGAATTAATGGACCAAAAAGAAGAAAATGAAGAAATGAGTGCTGAAGATAAAAAAGGAGGTAAAACGAGAAAATCAACAAAATCTAAAAAAAGAAGAACAAAGAAAAAGAGACCTCAATTTTTGTATAATCCTAATGATCCTAAGAAGAGTTTTGATGTGTATATTGATAAGAACCCAGATGATACCATTACAATTAAATATACAACCGTAGATGATGTTAAAAATACTATTCAAAAATTAGAGAAACTCTATAAAAATAATAAATACTCACATAAAAGAATATGGCAAGTAGGTATGATTTTGAAAGTTAGACTTGAAGCTATATTAAATAATAAACATTTGTATCCAAATGCAAAAAATGTGAAAAGTAGATATGATTTATCCAATAAATATTTTAAATTCCTTGGAAAAAGAAGTCAAGAAAAAGATGATAACAAACGCAAAAAAATGACATTTAAATCCTAATAATTAAAATAAAAAATGTTACTCATATTTTTTATTTTATACAATATTGTCACTTAATCCAATATAAGTCTCTAATGTAACTCTTTTTAAATCTTCTTGAGTATTTTCAGGCATTTCTTTAATAAAATTATGTAAATCTTCTTGTGTTACATTATGTCCTCTTGTTAATTTATGCAACAATTCATAAGAATTCGGAATTTTGTGTTTTCTTAATATTGTTTGTATCCCTTCTGACAAAACAGATAAATTATTTTTTAAGTCTGCTTTTATTATTTCATTATTTATTTCTATTTTAGATAATCCCTTTATTGTAGAATTATAAGAAATTAGCGAATAAGATAATACAGAGCCTAGATTTCTCAAAATTGTGCTATCTGTTAAATCCCTCTGTAATCTTGATATAGATATTTTACGAGTAATTCCCTCAATTAAAGCATTTGCTATACATATATTTCCTTCACTATTTTCAAAATTTATAGGATTTACTTTTTGCGGCATTGTGGATGAACCAATTTCATCAGAATTTACTTTTAATTTTAAATAATTTTTTGAAATATATAACCAACAATCAATATTTAGATCATTAACAATATTATTTATGGTTTTTACTTGATTTAAAACATTACATAAGTTATCATAATTACTAATCTGTGTAGTATATTGTTCTCTTATTAAACCAAGACTTTCAATAAAATTATTTGAAAACGAAACCCAATCAATATTAGGATAAGCAGCATAATGAGCATTTAAATTTCCAACTGCACCACCAAATTTTGTAGTAAATTTCATATTTTCAAGTATTTGTAATTGTTCTTTAATTCTATAATAAAATACTAATAATTCTTTTCGCATTGTTGTTGGAACAGCAGGTTGTCCATGTGTGTATCCCAGCATAATATCATCTTTAGTATTGTAACTAAATAAACTTAGTGAAGTAACTATATCTTTAATAATAGGAATAACACAATAATATAACCCATTTTTTAGTGATAGAATATTTGCACTTGTATTAATATCTTGCGAAGTAATACCAAAATGAATAAATGTTTCAAATTGATTTAAACCTATTTCATCAAATTTTTCTTTTATTAAATATTCCAATGCTTTAATATCATGTTTTAAAATAGTTTCATAATGTTTTATTTTTAAATAATCATCTTTACTAAAATTTTCCCATATGCTTACAATCTGACTTTTTAAATTATCAAAACGAAGTACTTCTAATTCAGGTAATATATCTATTAATGCAATAAAATACATTATTTCAACGTATAATCTATATTTAAAAAAACTAAATTCTGAAAAATATTCAGATAATATAGAAGTTATCTCTTGATATCTACCATCAATTGGTGAAATATTATCCATAATATTTGAATACCACTATTTATTTAATTTATTTTATGTTTAATGGTTTAAAAACATAAATTCTTTTTTTTTAATATATATGAATAAAGATTCTATACCTTGGATAGAAAAATATAGACCAAATAATTTTGAAGAAATTGTATTAGATAGCACAAATAGAGAAATATTTGAAAACATACTACAAAACAATTATTTTCCTAATCTATTATTTTATGGACCTCCTGGAACTGGAAAAACTACAACTATTATAAACTTAATTAACGAATATCAAAAAAAACACAATAATAATGTAAAAGGTTCTGTTATTCATTTAAATGCATCTGATGAACGAGGTATTGATATAATTCGTAACCAAATTCATTCATTTGTGAAAGCCAGAAATTTTTTTATGGATGGATTAAAATTTGTAATTTTGGATGAAGTTGATTATATGACCAAAAATGCCCAACAAGCATTAAAATATCTTTTACAATCTGATTGTAATAATGTTCGTTTTTGTTTAATATGTAATTATATTTGTAAAATTGAAGCATCTTTAAAAAATGAATTCTTATGCATCCGTTTTAATCAGTTACCAAAACAAGAAATATTCAATTTTGTGAATACTATATGTGAAAAGGAGGGATTAAATATTGAAACTGATATTATTGAAAATATACAAAATACTTATCAATCTGATATTAGAAGTATTATTAATTTTTTACAGTTAAATCCAACCATATCTACAAAAAATACAAACTTAATCACAAAAAAAGAATTAAATATTATTTTTAATAAAATAAAAACAGAAACAGTAGAGGATATTATAATATTTATTCATGAACTTAGTATCAACTACAACATAGATAAGAAAAATATTTTACTTCTCTTTTTTAGTTATTTAATGAGAGATTTAAAAATAATAGAACCTTATATATGCGATTTTACTGAAACAATTATACATGCTCACTGCATAAATAATAACAACTTATTAAAATATTGTATATTCATGATGAAAGATTTTTTCAAGCAAAATATTATTTAGGAAAACTACTTTAAGAAAAAATGTTTAGTTATATAAAATGCTTGACACCGAAGCATCATCTTCTTCTCTTGCAAACTTTGACAGTTGCACTTACGACAAGCCTTACGAAAGTCCTCTTATTATTAAGAGTTGTGAATTTTCAGAAGTAGTTCAAAAACTTCGTGAATTTTTTGTTAAGAAGGGTTATGTAGAAGTTCATACACAAAACCGTCTTAGTATTCTTGCTGCATGTGAAGACCCATTTACTGTATCTACATTTAATTATGTAAATGAAGTATGGCCTCTTCCACAAACTGGACAAATGTGGCTTGAATATGAACTTTTGAAAAACCCTACTGTTCCTGGTTATTTTTGTGTAAGCACTAGTTATCGTAATGAGCCCAACCCTGTTCCCGGAAGACATAATCTTATTTTCCCTATGTTTGAATTTGAAATGAAAGGCGGCATGGACGAGTTAATTGAAATGGAACAAGAACTTCTTGTTCATCTTGGATATGACGCTTCAAAATTTGTAAAGGGAAAATACCTTGATGTAGCAAAGGAATATGGAACCAAGGAGCTTGAGAATGAACATGAAACAAAGCTTTACACAGAAAAAACTCCTAGTTTCTTCTTAACTGATTTTCCTGAATTCACTAGTCCTTTTTGGAACATGAAGAGAAATGATGATCCCTCTATCGAAACTGCTAATAAGATCGATGTAATCTTAAGTGGTCAAGAAACTATCGGTAGCGCCGAGAGAGAAATTGATACATCAATTATGGTTGATAGATTTAAGACTATTATGAATGGAGCCTACAAAGATAAGATGTATGAACTTTTTGGCGAAGAAAGAACCATGGCTGAAATGGACGAATTCTTAAAATTTAACTTTATTAAAAGATCTGGTGGTGGTATCGGTGTCACCCGCCTAATCCGCTCAATGAAATTGGAGGGATTAATGAAATAAATATTGAAAAATTGATTTAATATATTTATATAAAGAGTAATATAAATATACATAAAGAACAATGAATGTTGATGACGAATGGGAAAATTTTCTAGAAGGAGGCGATGATATTGTTAGTGAGGATAGCAATGAAGATATTTCATATTCACCTACAGATAAATGCGAAGAATTATATATTTCTACAAAAACAAAGGTTTTATATTTAAATCAAGAGATTGATATTACACCTGTATTTTGGGAAATTCCTGTTATTTCATATTCTCTACCTGAAAATGGAATTATAAAAAAGCAAATTAAACTTATTTTCAATACACCTGAAGATTATGAACATTATAAAGAAAGATTGAAATCTATTCCTTATTATACAGAACATCAATTGAAACATATTGACAATCCTGAATCAAGAAAAATTAAATTCAAAGATGAAAGGAAAATTACCATTGGTATTTCTAAAAAAGATATTATGAACTGCAGAAGTAAAGCTAAAAATGCTTTCTATAATTGCTTTGCACTTATTGCACGATTCCGTTTCAAAGGTGTTTTTCGCGAAATCCATATTAAAGTATTTAATACTGGAAAATTAGAAATACCAGGCATCTTGGATAATGACTTTATTGATACTGTAAAACATATTGTTATTTCTACTTTACAGCCTTTTATTAAAAACAAGCTTGAGTTTATTAATGCAGATAAAGAACAAAATGTATTAATTAATTCTAATTTCAATTGTGGATTTTATATTGATAGAGAAAAATTAAATCATATTTTAAAAAATAAATATAATATTGAAACTGCATTTGACCCTTGTAGTTATCCTGGAGTTAAGTGCAAATTTTATTTCAATCACAATATTAGTGATGAAGAACAAACTGGATTGATTGGAACAGAAGATTCAAATATGAAAATGTCTGAAAAAGGAAGCAATAAAAAATACACTGAAATATCATTCATGATTTTCAGAACTGGAAGTTGCCTTATTGTTGGTAACTGCACCGAACCTATTTTAAGAATTGTTTATGGCTTTATCAAAAAAATATTGTTAGATGAATTTCACAGTATTCATATTATTAATGATGAACCTATTCAAAAGGTAAAAAAGGAAAAAATTAGAAAAAAAAATATATTTGTCTCGCTTGATTATTACAAAAAAAATATATTAAATATTCAAAATTAAATTATTAGCCATTTTATAAATTGTTTTGGTGTCATACTTTTTTTGTTGTCTTTCAAATCATCTTTTTCACAATAAAACATTTTCATTAATTCTTCATTATCAATCTTTTTCATCTTTTTTTTCTTATTTATGTCTACTATTTCTTTTATTAATATTTTATACTCATTATAATCATAATCAAATATGTTTTGAATATATTCTAATATTGTAAATATGTCCCATTTATTTTCAAAACTCATTATTATTAAAAAATATTTGTTATTCAACTCTTGTCTCTGAACATTTGTTATTTTATTATTTTTCCAATAAAATAATGTATTTACACATTTTCTAATATCTATAAAAATATTATTTAATTCTTCCTCGTCAAAAACTAAATATGTATCTGATAATGTCATCATATTGTTAAGTATGTTCTCATCATTTTCACCATTCTTCAAATTAAATATTGTTTTCTTATACACAAATAATACTATTTCATTCAAATTTACATCTTCAATATACCCTGAATTATTCATTTGTTCCAAATATTCTAAAAAATATGTCTCTCCTGTTTTGATATAAATGTAACTTTTCTCTAACGATTTTGTTTGATATAAACTATACTCCAAAACATGAATTATTGTTTGAACGCCTAAATGAGCCGACGATTTTAAACCTATATTATTTATTGGTGAATTTACTATTTGTGACAAAAAATCGTCTAGAAAATCATGAAATATATTTATTATTTCTGTAGTAATCATTTATATATTAAATAACAACATTTTCATTTGATTCGTTTATTTTCCACTTTTTTAGATTATTTAGCAAAATTATAAATGTTTATTTTACTAATATCTATTTAAAGTATTTACCGAGTATACAATTATTAAATGAGCGAATTTTCCTCTGAAGAAAATACTACGACTGATTCAGGATATAGACTTCCTACACAAACTACTCTCTATCATGCAGCTAAAATTGGCGTTGTTGAAGATAAACCCATCATGATGGATTACTGGACACACTCAATTGATAAAACTGTTGCTATCGGGGTTAAAGACAACAATGAAAAACTTTTAGTAAAAAGTGATGAAGAATACACTAGTCCCATTTCTAAGATTTTTAAGATCGGACAAGAGTATATTATTCAAACTGAGAACTCTATTTACTTAGTTGATCTTAAGATTCCTACTAAGAGAATCACTACTGCTTAAATAACAATAATTTACATCATTGTTGTTATTCTACTCATATTAATTTATTTTTTTATTTTAGATGACATATTTTTCCTATATTTATTTATTTTTTATTTTGCATATTTTATCTCAATATTACTTTTATATTAGCCATGAAGATTACATTGTTTTCACTTTTTTCCCTTTATCATTATTAGCCATTTCTGTATTTCTTTTAATCTTTAAATGCGAAACCTTTTTTTACAACAGAATTCTTAATTT